CTGAGATCATGTCCTCCTTAAACATGTAGTTCACAAAGTTTGGTTTAAAAGATAAATGATTTGCAATCTTTAGAAAACACTCCCCAATGTAGCGTGGGATGGGAGGTTTCGGAAGACCTTTGATTGCGGCAATTTCTTTGTCTTCACGATACTTGATAAGTGCTGCCAAGAACTCTTTATTATTAACGTAATGTTCTGATCTTTTTCTTTTTGCCATGGGTCTTATCATAAGTTTATATCATAATATCTATTAATTATATCATTTTTATAAACACTTGACAAGTATCAAAAACCAAGTAGAATAACTCTGTGGGGTTGATAAGGAAGGCTTAGCTACTTATTTTTATATAACTTTTCTAAGATTTCTTTGATGTCATTGACATTACCTATTCTACCCATTCTACGATTAAGTTTAGATTCGTTGGGTGTAGTGGAGTTGGCAGATCTTATATAATCTTGATACATCATAATCATTTCAATATCGGATGACTCCGACATTGTAAGAACGTCGTCCATATTGATTATAAACATATCTTCTGTAGTGGTCTTTAACCACGGTTCTACTTTATATCCAGCAATTCCATGCTTTGTTCTAATTTCATCAACAATAATTGGATTAGATACTAAAAGCATTGTTCTGTCATCTTCTTCAGATGCAGCAACTTTAGCAAATAATTCTTCACCTGATTTTAATTTTAACGTACAGTAGAAATCGTCTTCTATCATGTTTTTAATTGAATAGTGATTATCTCATAGTTAAAGTTTTCTTCATTATAAGTTTTTATTCTTTCTATGAAATGATTTAATGTGTAATTCCGTCTGGACTTAGTTGAGCAATCATCTGATATATCGTACAGAGTTGCTTTTACTTTGTCTTTTCCTTTTCTAAGAACTCGTCCAATACTCTGAAGATTGCGGATTCTTGATTTACTTGGAGAGGCAAAGATAACATTATGGAGTTTTTTAATATTAATACCTGTACTAAAAGTTCCATAAGAGGCAACAATAATAGCGTTGGTTTCTCTTTCAGTAATTTCTCTTACTTGTTCTCTTTCTTCGGCATCTACACCACCATGAACAAAAAATACCTTACGGTTGTCACTCTTGTTTTTATTTATCTGATCGTAGAGTACCTGTCCATGAGCTTCGACTCTTGCAAAAAGAATAAGTGTATTCCCTTTGAGATCTAATGCAAGATTATTAATAAACCGATTTCTTTGTTCATGAGAAATGAGATATTCAATCTCATCATTATATGTATCAAAAGTTTGTGGTGGATGTTTGAGTACAAGGCACTGAATATCAAGTTGAGATAAGTGTCCTTGCCTCATCAATTCATCAGTTCTTGTAACTTTGTATGAAGGTCCAAAGAGACCCTCTAAGACCCACTTATGCGTCTGTGTGCCGTCTAGTGTACCGGTAAAACCAAATCTATACTTAGCATGGTGAAGCTTAGTCATAATCTGAATTAAAGATTTAGACTTGAATAAATGCGCTTCATCGCCTATAATGCAACCATACTCTTCAAAAAAAGATCGTTCTAGTTTATATACGGATTGCCAAGTTGTAATTGTTACTGGAGCATCATTACTCTTTTCCCTTCCAGAATAAATCTTGTGACAGTATGACTCAGCATCCCAACCATAATCAAGAAAATCCTTGTACATCTGCTCTACAAGGGATGTCGTTGGAACAACTAAAAGGATTTTTTCTCCTCGGTCTACATAATATCTCACAAGAGAATAAATCATCAAAGATTTGCCTGAAGCAGTGGGGCTTATCAGTAACTTTCTGTTATGCTTTAGAGCACCGTATACTCCCTCAACTTGGTATTTCCGAGGAGTGTGAGAACAAATAGAGTGCATGTAATCTTTGACACCCTCCATTGAAATAAATTCATTCTCCTCATAAGGAGTACCATAGAATTTATTATCTTCAAATTTATAAGTGTATCCGTAGTTCTTACAGAACGACACAATCTTATCTAACAGACCAACATAGATCTGCTTGGACCTCATATCGTATAAGTGAATTTCTCCGTTCCAGTTTCTACCACGATATTGTGGCATAAATTTTGCATTGGGAACCTCAAACTTAAAGTGATCTCTAAGTTCATATTCTATATGAGGTTCAGTATTAATTTTTAAAAATACTTCGTTGGATTTAGATATAACAAGATTTGCACTAGTGTCAATCACATAGATCCATTCATCTACAAATATTTATTACATATTGGTAAACCTATGTTCTAGCATGATGCGATAAAAATGATCTCTCATAGCTAATAGATTTTCTTGCTCAACAGGATCACCACCAGACCATTTCTCGCAAGCTTGCGTTAATCCTACGTGAATGATACGAACTGCCTCTATTGGCAACTCTAAATGGTAATACTGTTCTTCGTCTTCCATTTGGTTATTTAGTATTTTGTATCCATGTTTTGAAACTTGATAAATCCCACTGGCCATATCTTTCGGGAACAGATCCATCATCCATCAAAGACCATACAGATTCCATAGATCTATTACTACAAACATTTACTAATGCATCAAATAAACTATCTTCAAATTTTAGTGATGTTGCATGATCCCAAAATGGAGTATCGTATTTAGATCCAGACTGATACAACCATAGCAAATAATTTTGGATTCTGATTATGTACGAAAATATTTCATCATGAACTTGTTTCTTAGACATTCTTCCTAGCATATGACTCAAATACCTGTTGGTTGCTTGTACATATGCTGGATTTGAGTTTGCTTCTAATGGTTCTAAGAACATCAACTTATTTCCATTTAAACAAACTCTGTCATCGATTATGAACTGATTTGATATGTAGTTTGAGAAGTTTAAATTGTCATTAGAATCTATTCCAAATAAATCTTTAAAATTTTCTCTTGCTTGCTCTACTGTTGTTATATCTTTATTGAACAGATATCCATGAGAAACAGAGTCTATATTTGGAATTCTAAAGCACCAACCATCAGGAGTTGCTACACAGTCTGTCCAGTGAAGATCATCTTCTTTTTTAGATCTACCCAATAAAACAGAATTGACTGGATTAGTAAGAGTAGTATAATTATCAAAAGATGTTGGTTTACCTGAACAATCAATAATATAATCTGAATCTACGTCACTATAATTTTTTATATTTTTTTCTACTACTCTAAATTTTTTTGATGAAAGAATAAACTCTCTAAACTTATTTACATCATAGTGTGCTGCAGAGTAACCCATACCGAAAGGGTGAAAGAATTTATCTTTTTTCTTTCCCCAGTTTTTATACATGATTCCATGCTTTACAGTGGCTTCAAATGGATTGTCTGCCCAATCAACATCAAATACTGTAGATAGCAGATTCATTATTCCAGGAACAGTTCCTTGTCCCACTTTCTCTGGTGGAACATTAGGATCATGAATGAGTTCTACTTCCCAATCTGATTTATTTACAAACGCATAATATCCCTGAACTGCGGATAGCAAACCTGCAGATCCTGCTCCAATAATAGATAATTTTTTCATCCTAATCCAGAATTAAATCTCATAAACTCTATTGCGTTTTTAATTTGATACGTTCTATTAGTTATCTGTTTTAAAATACTTTCAATGTAGACAAGCATTGTATCATAGTAATCTATCTTCAAACACACTGTAGACAATTTTTCGTCAGCGTCAAGGTACTTCTGCATTGTATCCTTGTCACGAATTTTTTTAGGAAAGGGATTTTCTATGTATACATCAGGATCTGCTTTACCGCTGAAGTATTCGTACCTTTCGTGTCGAATATTTTTTCTTTGTTGTTCGGCTTTCTTTCTCATCAGAAAGATAGTATTATATAATTCAAAGTACTTCGCATGGAGAGAGGGAATATTCGTGGACTCCGTATGAAGGTTGTCCATGTCAATCTTAGAATCTTTTTCCCACATCCCTTGAAGTGCATCAAGGTCGATCATAAAGGATTGCCATTCATATCTATTATATCATAGATAGTATACTTGAAACTTACCTCTGATGTAAAGTACTCGATATCTGTATCAGTTGCATCGAAAGTAATAGTTGATAAGGAATATGGAAATACATCTCTAAAGGTTACCTGAAATTTTGGTACGAAATTGCTGCTAAGAATCTGTAAAGTGGCATCTGAATAGATGTTCAAACTCTCCCTGGTGTAAGATCCACCAACGTCACCTTTTCCAAGTTTTTGTAGATCTCTAATATCTTTTTCTGATTCGGGATAACCAAGCCCACGAATCCATTTCTGCAGTTCCATGTAATTTGTAAGATCTTCATCAACTAAAAATCTTAAATTTAAATCACCAAAAGCAATTTTATCTCCAGGAACATCAACGTCCTTTAGATAGGATGGTTGCACTGCAATACCAAGATCGAGAGATGGTATGTTTGCTTGATTGCAGAAGAAAGCAACCCCTGGACTTCTCTTAAGGGCAAATTTAAATCCAGTGGGTGATAGGAAGTTCCTGTTTAAAATAGGAGTTCCTAGTCTGGAATCAGATACACCGTCTTTGGCAGCCATAATTATTCACTAACAACAGTGGAGTTGGCAAAGTGCTTAGGTGCATATGTTACTCCATTTTTAGTAACAGTGGTTGCTTTGTCTGCATTAGCATCTGCTTCATTTACATAAACCTTTCTGTCATCATACAGATCGGTCCAAGCATTATTACCTTTGTAATATACATCACCAATGGTTGGATTTAAAACACTTGGGGTTTTAATGTGAAAAGGCATCGTATTTAGTTCTCTACATTCTTATTTAGATACAAAAAAAAGACCCCGAAGGGTCGTTTATTATTTGACACGCTCACACATATAGCCGTATGTCAAACCTCGTTTTGCTTTATATGTTTTGTAAGCAATATTGTATCTAGCAAGAGTTTTTGTCGGAACAGTTGGACGACCTTTGTCTGTTTCATATTCTTCATAGGTGCGTTCGATAAAAAATCCCTTACCAACGGGGATATTCTTATCCAACCAAGGATATTTAAGACCAGTTGATCCACCTCTTTGACTGGTGGGGATGACATCAGATGCAGAACAGATGACGTAATTAGTTGCCATGATGAATGGATGATTGATTATGTCAATATAATAGACGATTGGAGGGAGAAAGTCAAGCATAAAAAAAGAGGGTCCGAAGACCCTCTCGTATAACCTTGTGAAAAAAGATCACATGAGGTTCTTGACAGTGACGCGACGGTAGTAGCGGTTGGTGTTGCTCGTAAGAGCACCAGAACCTTGGGTCGTACCCTGTGCAAATGGGTTTGCAATGATACCGTAGCGAGTCTTGAATCCAATTTTTGGCTGGAAGGTGTTCTCGCCAACAGCACGAACCATCTGAAGAGGAACGTATGGGCAATAGAACAGACCTGC